TGTTATGATCAACCAGATTTTGATAACATGGGAAATGCAATTACATCAGGAAATTATAAAACCGGAAATACTGAACCATTAATAGTGTTAGCTATTTCAGGAAATGCAATTTCTTCAAATGTTTATTCTCCAACGTTTCCAAATCATACAATAAAGTATGATATAGATTTTACAACAACTGAAGTCACTAATAACTTAGCAAAGGGTAGAATTACAGAACGTATTGACGAGTATGGTAATAGAGCTGATTATGATTTTGTCGCAGTTCAATTTAAAAGATATAGTACATATTATTGCGAAAGATTTTATCAAGGTACAGTATCTATTGATAGTGGGAACGGATTGGTAACAGGTATAGGTACTACATTTAGTTCAGATTTTATAGAAGGAGATGTATTGGCAGTTTATACACCGTACAATTCTCCAATTGGTTGTTTTATGTATTATGAAATAATTGCTGTTAACGATAATACTAGTATGCAAGTTACAGGAACAACAATTGTATCAATGACTAATGTTGGTTATTCTCGTGGAGAGTATATGGGACAATTGAATCCATTTCAGTGTAATTTGTTTACATCCTCAGGATATAGTGAATACTATACTTTTAATAATAATCAAAATTATAATACTTATTTAGGAAATTATGCGTCTCTTTATAATAGTGATGAAAATACATTTTTATTATCAAACAACGTTTTTTTAAATGGGAACTATGAAAATAATGTATTCGGAGATGGAGTATTTAGTAATACTTTTGATGATGATATGGATTCTAATACTACAGGTACATATTTTCAATATAATATTATAAACGATGATTTTGATAGAAATAAAGTAGGGGTTAGATTTAGAAATAATATTATAATTTGTGATATGGCAGATAATAGAATTGGAAATTATTTTGAATATAATATGTTGGGAGATGATGATGGACAAGATTTTGATAATAATTTTATTGGAGATGGATTCGCAAGAAATTTCTTGACTTTCAGCAATGGTGATTTCTATAATAATAATATTGGAGATGATTTTTATGAAAATCTAATTGATAGAAGTTTTCAGAATAATTCGATGATAGGAACTGTATATCAGAATTCATTTATAGGTAATTTTAATGAAAATAAAGTAGGTTACAACTTTTATCAAAATTCTATATATAATAATTTTTGGAAAAATAATATTGGCGACAGTTTCAATACTAATACAATAGGAATAATTAATAATATAGGAGGATATTTGTTTGAGAATAATGAAATTATGAATAATTTCAAAGGAAATTTAATATTGACAAATTTTTGGAGTAATAGATTAAAAACAGATTTCAAAGGAAATCAGATATTTCAAGAATTTGGATATAACAATATAGGTTTCGGTTGTACGGTTAATAATTTTTCTGGTCAAACTAATCAAAACACAATTGGTGATTATTGTTATTTAAATAATTTAGGTGATTTTTCTCATAATTCTATTGGTGTAAATTTTTCATCAAATGAAATACAGGATGGATTTGGTTTTGGAGGAGGTCAATATAAAGGAAATATTATAGGAAATAATTTCTATGATAATACAATAGGAGAATATTTTTATGATAATTTTATAAGAGATAATTTTACAAACAATACTGTAGTAGATTATTTCCAACAAAATACTATTACAAACGATGTCGCTTTCATAGATTTTACAACTGCAACTACGGTTTATGGTTATTATAACTGTAATATATTCAGAAGATCGGATCAGGCTTTGAGACTTTCTTATTATGATGAAAATGATGTTTTAGTAATAACAGATATAACAAATTAAAATAATGTTAACAAGATATATAATAAATAAGCTTATTATTAACAATACCGACAAATAAAGCAAATCAATTTTGTTCGAGTGGAATATTGTCATTTGAAGTTTATGCAGATTAAAACAAAAAATTTTAAAAAATATAAAAATGATAAAATTAATAAAAAGGACTACGGATAATAAATTTTTAAAATCCATAGATAATGATAATTGGGTTGATGATTCAAGAGATGGTTTCGAAATGACTTATTTAGAATGTGAAAATATTAAATCAATACTTTTAAACTCATATTCCGAAGAACAAATCAAAGAAATAGTAAATTTAACTAAGTCTAAATTCACTACAAAACAAGAAAGAAAGATTATTAAAAATTTACTTAAATAAATAAAAATGAGAATAAATATATTAACTGAAAATTCAAAAGTTGAACAAGTTAGAGAAGCTTGGGTTAGCAAAGATATTATGAAGATACCTGTTTCTCCAACTGGTGAATATCCGGCAACCCATTGGTTTTGCACTATGGCTGGAGAAGAGTCAAAAATGAATCAAATTTTAGCAAAACAAAATTTATCAATAATGGAAGCAAATATTGGTCCAAAAGAATTCTTAGATAAATGGGGTCTGAAACTTATAAAAAAATAGAGAATTTTATCAGTGATTCACAAGTTGAACAAATAATAGTTTGGACAAAATCTTTGAATCATTCCTATAAAAAACCAAATCATCATTTAAATGAAATATCTAAAACATTAAATGGTAATTCATTTATTTTTGATATATCTAACAACGAAATGACTAATTATATAACTGAATACCAATCAATTGGAGAAATTTTTTATAATAAACCTCCAGAATTTATACTCGATTTACAAAAAAAAATAGCAGATCATTTTAACTTTGATTTGAACAATACTTTTTTACAAGTTGTAAATATGGATAAAGGTGGTGAAGTTAGTCCTCACTACGATGCTTCAGTAGATGGTTTTATAAATTATAAATGTAATTTATCTGTTTTGTCAGAAGACTATGATTTTTTTGTTGAGAAAGATAAATTTTTAGTAAAAAATAAAGATTTGTATTGTTTTGAAGCCTCTTTGTTCAAGCATAAAACTGGAAAATTTAATTCACAAAGAATAATGTTAAGTTTTGGTTTTATGATTCCTTATGAAAAAATGAACAGAAATGAAAATGATCCAAGAGTTAGATTAAGTAAAAGAATTAAAAAATATTTTCAAAATAATAAATAAAAAAAATAAACTATGGCTACAGTTACATATAACGTAAATATTGAAACTACATACGAGAATTTAAAGAGTTTAATTACTGGCTCAACACTTTCTCCCGGTTCAACATATAAAATAACAGGATTTAATAAAAATAGATTAAGTGGTTCCACGGATAACCCATTTGGTCACTTGCCAGAAATTTTATATGATGATGGTAATGATTTGGGAATTACAATCTATATGCAAGCTATTTCGACATCAGAAATATCTGATGCTGGTTTTGGGGAATTTTATAATCCAAAATACATAACTGATCCAAATAGTTACTTAAACAATGATGGTTCTGGTTTAATGGGAATATGGGACGGTGATAATCCAGATTTATCAGCAATTCCTATTTACACTATTGGTCAAGTTGTTTACTGGGGTGGATATGCTTGGGAAAACATAAGCGGTAATACGGGTAGTTCAGTTGATGCTTTTGAATTGGATGGTACAGATTGGTTAAAATTGCCTTATTCAAATGTAACACATTACAACAAAATTATTGATGAAATAAAAGTAGATTGGACTAACGGAATTTTAATAGAGAGATATAATGCTGATAATCAAATTTTAGCTAAATATGATCCATCACAATATTCATGGTGGATAAACGAAACACAGTTATATTTAAAATATAATCCAATTGTTGGCATTCCATTTGGTCTATATTCTGATGTTTTATTTGCTGAAACTAATAATTATTTTTTAGGAATATCAAATTTGAAAATAGTAAACTCACGTTGCGAATTAATTAATTTTAAAGGAGATTTAGCAATTAATATAAGTTTAGATCATTCATATTTATATGATAACTATTTTGGTTTACAAACTAGATTAAATGCAATTGAATTGGATAGTTTTTGTTATTTTCAAAATAATAGCCTTAATAGTGGCAGTACTATTGAGTCTTGTAAATTATATTCATCATGTGATATATATGGTAATTTTTTGACTGCTAGTACTATGAACCGCTTATTTATGAATGAAAGCTGCAATATAAATCAAAATATATTTCTAAATAATAATTTGTATAATAATATTTTAAACTTCGAATCATCAATATATAGTAACAATGCTAGTAATTCAAACATAAGTTATAATAATATTAATAATAGTTCGCAGATATATAATAATATTTTACAAAATTCTAGCAATATAGTTGAAAATTTTATTGATAATCACAGCAAAATTGCTGAGAATAATTTAACCTCAAGTCAAATAAATCAAAATTATTTAAAAAGTTTTTCAGAAATAACCTATAATCAATTTAGTAGTGTTTTTTGTAATTTTAATCATTGTCAAAATGCTTCTTTAATAAATTATAACATATTTGATGGGTCAAATATTTCTGAAAATACTTTGAAAAATAGTTGCAATATTAATTACAACACAGGTATTACTACATCACATATTTATAGAAACGAATTAAATGACAGTGTCATTTCATTTAATTATAATAGGACATATTCTCTTATAGCATCAAATATTTTAGCTGCTTCATCTATTAGTTATAATCAGTTATTAGATTCTGAAATATTGTATAATAAAATAATGCCTGAATCCAGTATTGATCAATGTCTTTTGGATACAAGTGATATTGTTAGAAATTATTTAGAAAATTCTGATCTTAATACAAACTCTTCTGGTATATTAACAGGTAAAATAATTCAAAATAATTATTGTGAAAATGCTACTGTGGTTGGAGATTTTACAAGTTCTACATACATATATGATTCTCAAACTAAAAAAATATTTACTAGAGAGGGTGGTGTATCGAAGTTAGGCTTTTATGACACTTCGAATAATTTTGTAGTATTTGATGTAAATGCTTGATTAATTTTTGAAAGTGTATTTAATCAAAAAAGTTTAATATCATTATTGAATAATTGAAAATATCAATTTTTAAACAATTTTAATTTTTTTTCCTGCGACTTTCAAAATTTATTTACTATTTATTTTAAATTGAATAGGAAAATTGAAAGCTCAAAATATATCAGGAAGAAGGATCAAAGTTGAGTATGGGTTCAGAAATATCAGAAAAAGAGAACTTTTGGAGCCCGGACAAATCATCGAAATCGATGAATTTGATCAAGATTATCTGAATAAATTGGGTGTTTTTAGGATGGGAGAAATGATAATAATTAATGAGGAACCAATCGATAAAATGGCTCAAGCAAAAAAAGATGCTGAACAATATATAAACCAAAATAAATAAACAAAAAAATTAAATATAAAAATAAATGGCACAAACAGTATTCGTTTCACCGGGAGTATACACAAGAGAGCAAGATTTCACATTCTTCGCTTCAAGAATAGGTTTAACCAGACTTGGATTGGTCGGTTTAACGCCCAAAGGTCCTGCTTTTGAACCAATAAAAATTGCTTCATCAGAAGGGTTTTCTAATAGATTTGGTAATCCAAACTCTGATTATCCTTTAACATATGTTGCATACAGATTTTTATCACAATCATCTGAATTGACTCTTACAAGAGTACTTGGTAAGGTTGGTTATTCAGGTTCAAATGCATGGTTGATAACTTCGGAGGCTTCTGCATATGAGTGGAGTGGTACTACGCTATCTGTTATCAAAAGTAAAAAAGATCCGAATACTGGAAATTTTTATTATACTGGTTCTACAGATTTAACATTATTTGGAACAAGTACTTTATTAAATTCATTTGGAATTTCTGGAACAACAGGACCTATCACTGGATTTTCTAGTTCAGCTATAACTGTATCACTTAATGAAGCTGATGATACTTATATTTTGAAATTAGTGGGTCAAACCCCTAAAAGTTTTGATGGTGATACTGGTTTTTATGTAGATTCAATTTTCCCACACTTAATTGGTCAATGTGCTACATATACAGCATCAACAATTGCTGGTAACATAGGAACAGCATTGACAACTTCATTTGAATTTAAGTCAAATGATGCATATAAGGATTATACAGAACAATTCAGGAATTCTATAACTCCAATGATTGTTGGTCAGGTTGTAGGAAGTACGGTTAGGGATTTGTTTAAAGTTGAAACTATATCTGATGGTGATGCTTCTGCTGCAGAAATAAAAGTTTCTTTTGTAAACTTAGATCCTGCCAATAATACATTTGATTTAGTTGTAAGAAGATTTTTCGACACTGATGCAAGTACTTTGACTAGTGGTAGATTAGAATTGTTCCGTCAATGTACAATGGATAGAACTAAGCCAAACTTTGTTGGTAAAATGATAGGTACAACGGATGAAATATATCCAAGACAATCAAATTACATAACAATAACTTTAGCAGATAATTTCCCACAAGATCAAGTTCCTGCTGGTTTCAGAGGTTATACATTAAGAACTGGCACAACTGCTAATGTTCCTCAAATTCTTTATAAAACAAGTTACCTTTCTTCAGATACTGTTTCTAAAACATATTTAGGTTGTTCTGAATTAGCATATACTGGTTTAACATCTGTTGTTGTAGGTGTAAAAAATGCAATACAAACTTTAGAAAAAGATATTTTTAAATTCCAAGGTTCTGATTCAACAGATGTAGCTACTGTTAAAGGTTTTCATATGGAAAGCACAGCTCCAACATCTACTTTCTATACTGGTATTGAAACAAGTTTGACTGATTATGAAAAACCAGAAAGAAAATTCACAGTAGCTCCTTTTGGTGGATTTGATGGATGGCAACCTTATACAATTCCAACCTTCACTAATGATGTTGCTGATGAAGACAATTTAGACGCATTTAAACTTTGTGTTGATTTAATGGCACCACCTGAGTCTGTGGATATAAATGTATTTGCTGCTCCAGATGTAAATTATTCAGATAATTTGAATGCTGTTAATTATTGCTTGACTATGGTTGAAGATAGAGCAGACTCTATATATGTAATAGAAAGTCCAAGATTGTCTACTGATTCTGCAAAAGCAACCGCTTCACAAGCTGCTGCTGCTGTAGAAGAATCTGGTATTGATTCTAGTTATGCAGCTACATATTGGCCTTGGATTCAAATTGAAGACCCAACAAGTAATAAATTCATTTATATTTCTCCAACTTCAGAAGTTGTAAAAAATATAGCTTTAACTGATAATATTGCATATTCTTGGTACGCACCAGCAGGTCTAAATAGAGGTCAAGTGACTTGTGTTAGAGCTGACATAAATCTCTCTAGAGATGATCGTGATACTTTGTATACAATCTGCTTTGGATAGAATAAATGTTAGAAGATTGTTGTTACAAGTTAGAAGATTAGTTGCAGCTGCTTCACAGACATTGTTATTCGAACCAAACGATCAAACAGTGCGTGACCAATTCTTAGCAAAAGTTGAGCCTATATTGTTACAAATACAAAATCAGAGAGGTATATTCGCATATAAAGTTACAGTAGATGATTTTAATACAGCTACTGAAGATTCTGATAGAAATACTTTAACTGGTAAAATAGCAATTAAACCTACACCGGCTCTTGAATTTATAGATCTTACATTCCAAGTTCTTCCTACTGGAGCAAATTTTGAAGATTTCTAAAAAAATCAAAAAAATAAAAAATAATAACATAAAATATAAAAATATAAAAATAAATGGCACAAACAGTATTCGTTTCACCGGGAGTATATACAAGAGAGCAAGATTTCACGTTCTTCGCTTCAAGAATAGGTATAACTAGATTGGGAATGGTGGGATTAACCTTAAAAGGTCCCGCATTTGAACCAGTAAAAGTTCCATCACAAGAGAATTTCTTGTTCAGATTTGGTGGTACCAATCCAGATTATCCTTTGCCTTACGTGGCAAATGCATTTTTGAATCAATCGTCTGAGTTGACGATGACAAGAGTGTTAGGAAAAGTTGGTTTCACAAATTCTCCTGCATGGATCATCTCTGCACCTACTGGAGCTTTATATTCTGGTACAACATCTAGATCTGGAATAACTTTTAATGCAAATACCACATCAGTTATAAACTTTACAATTAATACATTAGAGGATTATATTGGTGGTGTTAGTGGTGATATTTCTGGTAATACCGCTGGTGGTAACACTGTAAATATTCACTTCAGTGGTTCTGTAACAACAGCTGTTTATTCTGCAGCATTCAATGTTGTAGCATCTTCGCTTGGTATTATATCTACTGGTGGTAATGGGACTGATTTGATAATTCCAGATACTTTCTCATTGAACAGTAACGTAAGTATATCGAATGACTATTCTGGAGCAACTTTATGTGTTATTAGAAGTAAAAAAGATGGAAATGGTACTCCATATTATTCGGCAGAAACAGATTTGACTGTGTCTGGTTTAGGATCTCCTCTAGGTGTATTTAGTTTATCCGGTGGATCTAATACACCATTGACTGCTTTAACTAATTCAACTCTTAATGTTTCTTTAGATGAAACACAAAAAAGTTATATAGTAAATTCTTTAGGTACTAATCCAAAAAATGTAGCAGGCGATTATGGTTTATTTGTTGATGTTGTGACACCTCATTTTATAAGACAAGCATTTTCGGCAGGAACTTTAAATCTACTTGAAGGTTTATCGTATTCCAATACGGTTAATTTTACAAATTTTGCAGATTCATATAAGAATTCTACAACACCGATGATTGTTTCAAAAGTTATAGGTTCATCAGTAAGAGATATGTTTTATTTTGAAACAGTTTCTGATGGAGATGCCTCATCTAGAGAAATAAAAATTTCTATAGCTAATATAGACAACACAAATAAAGTATTTGATGTTGTTATTCGTAAATTCGAGGATACAGATGCTAATACTTTAACTAATGGAAGATTGGAATTATATAGGGGTCTTACAATGGATGACACTCAGCCGAATTTCATAGGTAAAGCAATAGGTACAACAGATGAAACATATCCAAGAGTTTCCCAATTCGTAACTGTGACTTTGGCTGATAATTTCCCAAGAAACACAGTTCCGGCAGGTTTTAAAGGTTACAATTTGAGAACATTCGCAGATTCAGGTTTAACTTCTACTCAATTATTATACAAAACATCATATGCTGCTACTGATACTGTTTCTAAAACATATTTAGGAATTTCTGAATTAGCTTATACTTTGTTTACTGCTAATTTAGTAGGTCAAAAGGCTTCAATAAAATCAATAGAAGCAGATTTATTTAAGTATCAAGGTGCTATCACAACTGGTGTTACAACAATAAAAGGCTTCCACATGGAAAGTGGTGCAACAACAGATTTGTTTGTAACTGGTACAAAAGGCTCTATTTCAGATTATACAAAATCTCAGGCTAAATTCACTGTAGCTCCGGCTGGTGGTTTCGACGGATGGAATCAATTTAGAACAGTTACATTTACTGATGACGCTAATGATTTAGACAACGTTCAAGCATTCAAAGATGCTGTAGATTTAATGGCAATCCCTGAAACAGTAGATGTTAATTTATTTGCCACTCCTGATTTAAATTGGTTTGATCATTATAAATCAGTAGAACATTCATTGACAATGGTTGAAAATAGAGCTGATGCAGTTTATATTATAGATGCTCCTCGTTATGCATCTGATGGTTCTCAAGATAGTGCTGCAATAGCAACCGATTTACAAGGAGTAGGATTAGATTCAAATTATGCAGCAACATACTGGCCTTGGATTCAAATTTTCGACGCTACATATCAACAATTTGTATTTACTTCTCCAACATCTCAAGTTGTTAAAAGCATAGCATTAACTGATAACATTGCTTATCCATGGTTTGCACCTGCTGGTTTAACAAGAGGTAAAGTTGATTGTGTGAAAGCTGATGTTAAATTAACTAGAGATGATAGAGATAATCTTTATGATGTAAATATCAACCCTATAAACACAACAATTCAAGAAGGTGTTACAATTCAAGGTCAAAAAACTCTTCAGGTTAAGCAATCTGCTCTTGATAGAATTAACGTAAGAAGACTCTTGTTGCAAGTTCGCAGATTGATTGCTGCAGCTTCTCAGACCTTGTTATTCGAACCTAACGATCAGACTGTACGTGACCAGTTCTTAGCTAAAGTTGAACCTTTGTTATTACAAATTCAAAACCAAAGAGGTCTTGCAGGATTCAGAGTAGTAGTTGACGATTTTAATAATGCTTCTGTAGATAGTGATAGAAATACCTTAACTGGTAAGATTCAAATCAAGCCTACTCCAGCTCTCGAATTCATTGACTTAACTTTCCAAGTTCTTCCTACTGGTGCTAATTTTGAAGACTTTTAATAAATAAAAGTTTTATAAAGAAAAGGGATCTGAAAAGGTCCCTTTTTTTATTTTATGTATGAAAGTATTCACTATTTTTTTATATAAATTATTTTTATTATGTGTCAAATAAAAATAAAATTATTTATTTATTTTTCATTCCTGAATTGAATATAAGTAAGATTGGAATAAGCAGAAATGCTACTAAAAGATTAAGTCAATTACAAACTGGTTGTCCTTATCAAATACAATTAATTAAAACATATAGTTCAGAATTTTCTACTAAAATTGAAAGAGTATTACATAGGTCATTCAGAACAAAAAAAGTTGATTCGTTTGAATATGCCTTGTTAGGAGAATGGTTTAATTTAGAAATAGATTCAATATTAAAATTCGAGGAAATTTGCTCTGAAATAGAGAAAAATATTATCTATTTAAAGAAAGAAAACAATCCTTTTCTATGATATGTGAAGTACAAATTTCATACTTCCGCAATCCCAAATTCTATCCATTCTATTTTTTTTTGCTATTTGCCATTCAGTCAATTCAGAATTTTCATTGAATAATTTTATTAATTTTTGTTTATTATATTTGAAACGGTGATATCTTATAAAATAGTTACTTTTTTCGAAGTAAAAATAATTAGGTTTAGTTGTATTGATATATTCGAAATTGCATTTATGGTAAACAGTATTTTCCGGATTTAAACCACTCCAACGACAATCTGCATAAGTGAAAATCTCTTTAGTTTCAGGATTGTTTTTTAAAAAATGATTTAAAAGTTTTTCAAAACCCCCAATAATATTATAGTCAATTTTAGAGCAAAAACGAGATAATTCTACTGAATTTTCTTTGTCCTGATTATTTTTTAATTTGTTTCCAAGGGCTAGTCTAGGTTTACAAAAAGTCATTACTGAAACAATTTCATTTTTTAAAAATAAACCATAACTTTTGAAGTTCACATCATTTCCCTGTATATGATTTTCTTCTAAAAATAATTTCTTTTCCATAAATGTGATTTCTTTTATTTCACAATTTCTTGCATAAATTTTATTAGGCGTTAAATTCAAATAATTCTTAATTCTACTTTTCACTATATCCTTTTTAAACATCCATTCATCTTCAAAAATATGTATCAATTTAATATTTTCATTATTACATAATTGAGATTTTTTTAAATGATAATTGGGAAGTTTGTTTCCACCCATTTCAGAGTGAAAATAATTCCCATTCAATTCAAATGCTATTTTGTGATCTTGTAAGTAGAAATCTAACTCCAGAGGAGCAATAATTTTTTTTGTATTCTCAACATATTCTAGATTTAGTGAATCTAAAAAATCTTTGAATTCACCTTGTTGTTTTGAAATGCTAGTTAATGGATAACATCTTCTACAAATTGGTATAGAATCAAAAGACCATTCGAATATATTGTCACATAATTTACAAGTAAGTTGATATTTCAAATAGTGTAATTTGCCTTCATCTGTCTTTATTCTTAATTTATTGTATTGATTAATATCGAACTTCAAATCATTTTTAGCTAAAATTTCCTTTATTTTATTTGTTTTGTTTAGCTTTTGGATGCCCAAATAAAGATCAGAGCTAAAATAATAATCTGAATTAAATTTATTTTGGTTTGTTTTTTTTAAATTATCTTTGCATTTATCAGTTTGTAAAGTATAATCAACTCCGTATTTATCTCTATTTGTTTGTTTGAGTTTGTCTAAGGACTCTTTAGTTTTGAGGTGATGATCAACTTTATATTTATCTAAAGTTGTTTTTTTTGCTTTCTCTCTATTATTAAAATTTGGATCATTATATTTTAATAATTTTGTTTGATCAGATTTTTCTTTATAATCCTTTATTTTAGATGGGTGTTCTACATCATACTTCTCTTTCAAAGAGCTCTTTATTTTTTCATAATTATTATATTTCTCATCTCCGTATTTTTCCTTCTTGATTTGTTTTAAATTATCATAATAATTATCAGTTTCAAAAAAACTTTTTTTACCATATTTTTTTTCTATGGTATCAAAAATTTTTTTCATCCTTTCGTCTTTATGGTTTTTTCTATATAATTCAGTGCATTTTTCACTGCAATTTTTTTTGTTTTTCTTGTTACCAGCATCGAATTCCTTTTTGCATGTTTCACAAACTTTAACTCGTTGAATTTTAGGTCTTCCCATTGTTTTTATATATGATATATAATATTGTGTTAATGTAAATATACATAAAAAAATAAAAAAAACTCAAATTTTTTTTTTTTACTTTATTTATTAATAAATAAAAACTTAAATATCATGCCAACACTAATGTTTAGACCGGTTCCAATTGATCAGGAACCTAAAATGAAAAACAGATTCGTTCTTGAATTTCCTACGGAATTAGGTATTGAATCTTATCTAGTACAGACTTCCAAGAAGCCTTCGATATCAATAGATAAAGTAGATATTCCTTACATGAATACTAAAACATACATTGCTGCGAAATACGCTTGGGATGAAATGGATGTTACGTTTATCGATGTTATCGGACCTTCTACGACTCAGAAAGTAATGGAGTGGGTTCGTTTACATGCTGAATCTACAACTGGTAAAATGGGTTACGCAGTAGGTTACAAGAAAAACCTTGTATTGAAAGCTCTTGATCCAGTAGGTGTAGAAGTCGAAAAATGGACTCTTGTTGGATGTCAAATAGTTAAAGCATCTTTTGATGATTACGATTATGGTGCAGCAGAACTTGCAAAAGTGAGCATCACAATCCAACCAGATAGATGTTTATTATCAGCATAATAACAAAATAAAATATTTTCGGTTTTTTATTGTGAGCGACACTGAAAAAGTGTCGCTTTTTTTATAACTCATAGTCATCAAACCTTTTTTTATTCTATTTATTTGAAATGAGATATTAATGTCAAAATTAAGAATTTATAAGGAATTTTACAGAATAGATTATATAGACGGAGTAAATGATAATTATACATTAATTGACCCATTTTCATTAACCGCAGCAACGTATAATTTTAGTACAAGTCAAGTAGTTGAAAGTTTAACAACTACTCAAGAAAGTTTGGGTAATTATTATATTGAATTAAACGGTTCTCTTTACACGTTTCCTACAGTTTATCAAATAATTTGGTATGTAGAATATTTGAATAATGGAATTGTAAAACAATTGAGAACTAAATTCTTATTTGATCCTGTTAAAAATTATATAATTTCTGAATTGGATATAGAATTTTCTAAATATGTAAATATAAATTATGAAATAAGCAATTCTGTTCCTTTAGATTATGAAATTAAAATAAATTAAGATGAACCAAAAACCATTTATAATAAAAAGAAATGATACATTGCCAGATTTGCAAATAAACATTAAAACAAGAAGTTGTATAAATGCCATTATACCTTTTGATTTGTCTAATGTAACAGGTTGCACATTTTCAATGATAGATGAGTGTGGTTCTGTTGTAATAGCTTCTAATACGGCTCAAGTAATTAATGCATCAGCTGGAACAGTTCAATATACTTGGTTGGAAGGGGATACAAGTATGAGTGGTAAATTTCAAGGAGAATTTGAATTGTTTTTTGACGATGGAAAAAAAATATCCATACCTAGCTTAGGGGGAATTGAAATATTCATAGATCAAGATATTAATAATTTATAAATAGAATAGATGTCCGGTTATTACATAATACCTGTTGTTGGTGGTTCACAATTTAGCGGAGGTACAGTATCTGGAGATACTAACTTTTTGTCTAATTTATCAGCTAATACTTTTTATTTAACCAATACACCCAATAACAATAATTCATCTAATTATGTACTTGTTTATAATAACACAACAAATGTAATTGAATACCGAGACGCATCCTCGATTGGAGTGTTGGGTAATTTCTTACCAATAAGTGGTGGGACTTTGACAGGTCAATTAAACGTACCTTCAATTTCTGGAAGTTCAATAACTGGATTTACTTTTTATTCAGGATCAACTCCTTTACAAAATATATTCCCTTACAGTGGAACAAATATAGGATCAGGATCAACTGGAATTTTTGCTCAGAAAAATAATGATTTATTAGAATTTAAAACCTTATCTGCTGGAACAAAAGTTTCAATAACAGGAACCTCTGATACTGTAATTATTTCAACATCCGGAATAAATAACTATTATATCCAAACCATTGCACCATCTGGAACTACAAATTCTCCACTATACGATGGAGATAGATGGTTCAATACAGTTAACGGTTTAGAGTTTGTTTACATAGATGATGGTAATTCTTCCCAATGGGTTGAGATTTTTGCTGCGACACCACAGTATGAAAATTACGGAACTTATGAAATAAATGTAAACTCTTTTAATTTATCATTCGATTATTTTTATTATGGAATTATTTATGATGGGGCAGTAAATTTATACTTACCGTCTTGCACTGGTTTAGATGGTAAAAAATTAACTATAAAAGATGAATTAGGAAATTGTAATCAATTAGGAAAAAGAATAAGAATATCTGGAGCAACAGGAGAAAATATAGATGGAAATAATTATGTGGATATGGCAATATCAAAAATGGCTTTACAAGTAATATCAAGATCAAATAACTGGTATATAATATAAAAAATAAATGAGTTACATATTCAATAGCAATTCAACAGTTTCATTCGCAGATAATGCAACAATAGATGCATTCGGTAGACTTCGAGTTTCTGAAATTACTAGTTATTTAGAATTAAAATATTTATCTGATAAACAACCACTATTGGTAGATGAAATTATTAGTGGTTCTTCTACCTCTGCTTTTAATTCCAATAACTCAGAAATTAATATGAATGTTTTTGGTTCTGGAGATCTTGTAATTAGACAATCGAAATATAGAGGAATATATCAACCCGGAAAGGGTCAATTGTTTGAAGCTAGTTTTTCTGATTTTAATATTGAATCTGACGTTATAAAAAGGGTCGGATATTTTTCATCTTCTTTTGATATACCATATTCATCAACTCTAGATGGATTCTTTTTAGAATCAAATGGAGTTGATAATTCAATATCATTTCAAATATGGAAGAAAGGTACTCAAATTTTTAGTGGTGGAACTGATTCTTGGAATAATAATGAATTTGACATTACAGCATTAGATTGGAGTAAAACAAATCTTTGTTTAGTGGATTTTCAATGGCTTGGAGTAGGACGAGTTAGATTCGGATTAAATTTAAGTGGTATAACTTATTTCTTTGCTGAGCATTCTGGTACTGGTCATTTGGATAATGTATATATGGTTTCTCCAAATCAGCCTATAAGATATGAAATAAGATCTTCTGGTGGTGCTGGACAATTCAATCAGATATGTTCTCAAGTAAGTATCGAAGGATCATTAAACTCACTAAATAAAACAGTTGGATTAAGTAATGCTACTGAGATAACATGTTCTACTTCAGGAGTTACATATCCTATAATAGGATATAGATTAAAAACTGGTTCTACATTTTCAAACGCTATAATTGATTATGTGGCTGTTTTACAAACAACAAACGATAATTATTTGGCAAGTATACAGTTTAATCCAACTTTAAGTTCTCAACCTTCATATACTGATGTAAATAATTCATCAATACAATATGCTGTTGGTAATGGAACTATTACGGTTACTTCAGCTGGTCATATTATTTCTAACTATATAGGTAAAGCAGGAAGTTTAGGAACAGATAAATTTGATTATAAAGATAATTCAATAAAACCCGGAGTTGGAATAAGTGGAAACCAAGATACTGTTTGGTTTTGTGTTACTCCACTTTCAAATAATAGCAAATTCAGAACTTCAATAAACATAAATTACTTTGATTAAAAAATGCCAATAAATTTTCCAATAAATCCAACTATAGGTCAAACCTATACCTATGATTCGAAAACATGGGAATGGGAAGGTAGTTATTGGAAAGCATTGGGGATTGTTCCCGCAAATGGTTCTTCTGGAACAAGTGGTAGTGCAGGTAGTTCTGGTACAAGTGGTAGTTCGGGTAGTTCAGGAACTAGCGGTAGTTCGGGTAGTGCAGGTACATCAGGAAGTTCTGGTAGTGCAGGTACATCGGGTAGTTCAGGAAGTTCTGGTGAAAACGGAAGTTCTGGTTCATCTGGTAGTGCAGGTACATCGGGCAGTTCAGGAAGTTCTGGTGCAAACGGCAGTTCTGGCTCATCTGGTAGTGCAGGTACATCAGGTAGTGCAGGTTCTGCTGGTACAAGTGGTAGTGCAGGTACATCGGGTAGTGCAGGTACATCGGGCAGTTCAGGAAGTTCTGGTGCAAACGGCAGTTCTGGCTCATCTGGTAGTGCAGGTACATCGGGTAGTTCAGGAAGTTCTGGTTCATCTGGTAGTGCAGGTACATCGGGTAGTTCAGGAAGTTCTGGTGTAAACGGAAGCTCTGGTTCATCGGGTAGTGCAGGAAGTGCAGGCACATCGGGTAGTTCAGGAAGTTCTGGTATAAACGGAAGTTCTGGTTCATCTGGTAGTGCAGGAAGTGCAGGCACATCGGGTAGTTCAGGAAGTTCTGGTGCAAACGGCAGTTCTGGTTCATCGGGTAGTGCAGGAAGTGCAGGCACATCGGGTTCATCTGGTAGTGCAGGTACATCGGGATCTTCTGGTAGTTCTGGAGTTAACGGAAGCTCTGGTTCAGCAGGTACATCTGGGGTAGATGGTGCTAGTGGAACTTCTGGAACAAGTGGAACTTCAGGATCATCTGGTAGTGCAGGTACATCAGGTTCATCAGGAAGTTCTGGTGCAAATGGAAGCTCAGGCTCATCAGGAATAAATGGAAGTTCAGGTTCATCTGGGATAAATGGAAGTTCAGGTTCTTCTGGTAGTGCAGGTATATCGGGAAGTTCTGGTTCATCTGGGATTAATGGAAGTTCTGGTTCTTCTGGTGAAAATGGAAGTTCAGGCTCTTCTGGTAGTGCAGGTACATCAGGAAGTTCTGGTTCATCTGGAATAAATGGAAGTTCTGGTTCTTCTGGTAGTGCAGGTACATCGGGAAGTTCTGGTTCATCTGGTAGTGCAGGTACATCGGGTTCATCTGGTAGTGCAGGAACTAGTGGTAGTTCTGGCAGTGCGGGTACATCTGGTTCATCTGGTAGTTCTGGTATAAATGGTAGCTCAGGTTCATCTGGTAGTGCAGGTACATCGGGTTCATCTGGTAGTGCAGGAACTAGTGGTAGTTCTGGCAGTGCAGGTACATCAGGATCTTCTGGTAGTTCTGGTATAAATGGAAGTTCCGGTTCATCTGGAAGTTCTGGTACAAGTGGTAGTTCGGGTAGTGCAGGAACATCTGGTTCATCTGGTAGTTCTGGTACATCAGGATCATCTGGTAGTGCAGGAACTAGCGGTAGTGCAGGTTCATCAGGCACAAGTGGTAGTGCAGGTAGTTCAGGAACTAGCGGTAGTGCAGGTTCATCTGGCACAAGTGGTAGTGGAGGTAGTTCAGGTATAGATGGAAGTTCCGGTTCATCTGGAAGTTCTGGTACATCAGGATCATCTGGTAGTGCAGGAACATCTGGTTCTGCTGGTACATCCGGTTCATCAGGTAGTGCAGGTTCATCCGGCATTGATGGTGTGTCAGGCGGACAAAATTACTTTTTGAATTATTCGGTAACTCAAAGTCCTTTAACATATAAAGAATTAGGTCGTTTTACGACAGGTGCTGGTCAGCAAACGGTCGCAATTACTTTGACATCAAATCAACAAGATGTATTGTTTGGTGAGTTCATTACTGATGTTGGAGATCCAAATGTTTTGATTATACCAAATGGTATTTGGCACAGTTATGTTTATTGGACTAAACCTACAGACCTTTCTGATTGTGAATATTATTTCACAATAACAAAAAGAGAATCTGGTGGTACAGAAACTTTGTTATTCACATCAGATAGTGTTAAAATAGGTTGGAATGGAAATAACACAACACCTGTTGAAACAAAAGCAAATGGTGTTGTTCCTACCAATATTTTGGACTTAACGGACAGATTAATAATTAGGGTTTATGTAAATAACAATGATCCTCTCAATAGGCTTGTAACTTTTTATACTGAAGATGCTACATATTCTTATGTGGTCACAACTTTATCCACGCCATCTGGAACATCAGGCAGTGCAGGTTCATCTGGTACTTCTGGTTCATCTGGTAGTGCAGGAACAAGTGGCAGTGCAGGTTCATCTGGTACATCAGGTAGTTCAGGATCATCTGGTACAAGCGGTAGTGCAGGTAGTTCTGGTATAGACGGAAGTTCCGGTTCATCTGGAAGTTCGGGCACAAGCGGTAGTTCGGGTAGTGCAGGAACAAGTGGTAGTTCGGGTAGTTCAGGAACTAGCGGTAGTGCAGGTAGTTCTGGTATAGATGGAAGTTCCGGTTCATCTGGTAGTTCTGGTACATCAGGTAGTGCAGGATCATCTGGTACAAGCGGTAGTTCTGGTAGTGCAGGAACATCTGGTTCATCTGGTAGTGCAGGAACTAGCGGTAGTGCAGGTTCGTCTGGTACAAGTGGTAGTGCAGGTAGTTCTGGTATAGACGGAAGTTCCGGTTCATCTGGAAGTTCGGGTACATCAGGTAGTGCAGGATCATCTGGTACAAGCGGTAGTGCGGGTAGTTCTGGTACATCAGGAAGTGTAGTTCTGGTACATCAGGAAGTTCTGGTAGTGCAGGAACATCTGGTTCATCTGGAAGTTCGGGTACAAGTGGTAGTTCGGGTAGTTCAGGAACATCTGGTTCATCTGGTAGTTCTGGTACATCTGGATCATCTGGTAGTGCAGGAACTAGCGGTAGTGCAGGTTCATCTGGTACAAGTGGTAGTGCAGGTAGTTCTGGTATAGATGGAAGTTCCGGTTCATCTGGAAGTTCTGGTACATCTGGTTCATCTGGAAGTTCGGGTACAAGTGGTAGTGCAGGTTCTGCTGGTACAAGTGGTAGTGCAGGTAGTTCTGGTGTAAATGGAAGTTCTGGAAGTTCTGGTGTAAATGGAAGTTCAGGATCTTCTGGGGCAGCTGGTACTTCTGGTTCCTCAGGTGTTTCACCTACTTTACCAACTCCTGCTGATTTTATTTGGACTTATGGAAACAGTTATAACACTTCTTTAAAAGTTTTAAGGAATAATTATACATTAAATGTTTATAGTAACTGGAGTATCTTGGCTGGAAGAAGTAATTCGATTGCTCAGTTTGCTGATCATGCTGGAATATTAGCCGGTAGAGACAACACTATAACATCAACTACATATAGACCAAGTCAATACGCTTTAATATTCGGAGGAAATCAAAGTAAAATTAAGAGATCATCTAAAAATTCAGGTATATTCAATGGATATAAAAACTACATAGGAAATAATGATGACATTTACTTTAATACAACCAAATACAATAATATTACAACTGGAAAGTTAAATAGAATAAATATAAATTTTGTTCCTACTCCTCAAGATAATATTAACATTGATTATAATTTAATTTCAAACGGTATTGGTAATAAAATTTATGCTACAGCCCATACTCAAAGAAACTTTATAGTAAACGGATACCAAAACTTTTTAGGTTCTGCAAAAGCAAGTTTTATAGATAATGGTGCATACAATAAAATAGAATTAAACATAAGAGGATATAAAAACAATTCTGATTATTTCAACGTATACAATAGTGTTTATAGTAAATATCATTTTATAAACAATGGATATAGTAACTTAATTTCGGATTACCTAAGAATATATAAAGTAGATACTAATCAAAAATTCGAAATTAAAGGAAGATCAAACAGTATATTAAACGGGACTGATAACGAGATATATGGTGGATTAAGTTTTATTACAGATGAAAATGCTACAACAACTTCTTCGCAATCATATTTTAATACTGTTGAAAATGGAAAGCAAAATAAAATCGTAGCTTCAGGAAAAACAAATTATAATTTCATACAAAATGGTTTACAAAATACAGTAAATAACACTACTAATTCTGGAATTTTAAATGGGTATAAAAATAGAATAATACAAATAATCAATGCAGATATTGATGGAAGGGCAGCCAATAATCTATTAAATAAATATAATAGTATTGGTAATGGAAATAGTAATTTAATTTCTGGACAAAATAAAGCAAATTCTGATTATACTTCTAAATACAACACTGTAGCTAATGGTAGATTAAATAAAATAGAAGCTACTTCATATAGAGGATATAGTGCAAATACAGAATATAATTTTATTGCAAATGGAAGAGGAAATGAAATTTATGCAGCAAAATTTTCTGGTATTTTGGGTGGATCTGGACACACTATTCGTTTTAATCATTCTGTTATACTTGGAGGTACAAATCTCACATCAACAAGAGATGAAGAAGCTAGAGTTAAGAATTTAACTATTACAAATCAAGTTCTTGGTGGAGATAGATTTTTAACTATTGACTCTGCAACAGGTTATGTTTATTATACGGGAACTACTGGAGGGGGTAGTGGTTCTGGAACTTCTGGTTCAAGTGGTAGTTCTGGAATTAATGGAAGTTCAGGATCTTCTGGTAGCTCTGGGGCAAGCGGAAGCTCAGGTTCATCAGGAAGTGCTGGAGAAAGTGGAAGCTCAGGTTCATCAGGAAGCACTGGGGCAAGTGGAAGCTCAGGTTCATCAGGAAGTACTGGAGCAAGTGGAAGTTCAGGATCTTCTGGTAGTTCTGGTGCAAATGGTTCATCAGGAAGTTCTGGTGCAAGCTTTCAACAAATGTTAATAATAACATCATTAGGAGTGTAAAAATTATGATAATAGATTCAACAACAGATTCAATAAATGTTTTATTGTCGGGTAATGTAATAACATCGCAATTGGATATAATATCCTCTTATAATACTATAACTACAACATCTTTAACTCCGGGAAAATTTCAAGGTACAACTAATAATTTAACACCAGTTACCATTGTTCCCTCTCCCGGTGTCAACCAACAAAATCAACTGAGATTTTGTTCTATATATAATAATGATAGTACAAACGCTACTGTAACAATTCAATATAGTGGAAATGCGGGACAATCAATTATATTTATATCTAGTATTGATGCTGGAGATTCCATTCAATTTACTCATGATAAGGGTTGGGGGACTTATGGTGCAGAAGGGGAGCAAAGAGTTTTGGGAATGAATGATGCTCCCGGAGAATTAAGATTTCCAATAAATCTTAAACCAATAAATTTAACAGATATATTAACCTTGGCATCAGGTACAGATTATGGCTTTCATTTAGGAGAGGCAGATAGGGCTTATTCCAAAGTTAGTATTAGGTATAACGTTGTGAGTAATCCCACTCCAACAACTTATGCTGAAGTTGCTATATATAAAACTCAATTTAAATTAGCTTCAGCAACTACTGTAGTAAATCTATGTGGATTTGCTGATATATCTGGAGTTATAAATACGACCGGAAACAAAACAACAACTATTAATGTTACAGGAATAACAGAAAACGATGATTTATTTGTTGTATTTGGAACTGTTCATACTGGAACATTTACATTAAGAGCTGGTTTGGTTGATTCATTAGAGTCCGGTGGAGCAGGTTCAGTAGCTGGAAGCTTAAGACCTTCAACAAATTCAAGTTTAACACTAAACACTTCCGGTGTTTTAAATATTCCTTGGATTGCATATCAACCATCTCAATGGTAAAAAAAATAAATTATGGTATTAGACGCAACAACAGATTCGCTTGAAGTTATATTATCAACGGCACACTCAGTAAGACCGCTGCAATTTTATGTATCTTATAATACTATTAATGTAACCAATTCGACAATAGTTCCCACAAAAAGTTTTGGTTCAACAAATGGTATTACATCTGTAACTATGGTTTCTGCACCATCATCTAACGAAGTAGATCAAGTAAAATTTCTTTCAATTTACAACTGTGATAATAGACAAAATACTGTTACTGTAAGGATAAATTCATCATCTAATTTTAGAATATTATTTTCAATTCAATTGCTTAGTGGAGAGCAACTTCAATACACAATTGCTGATGGTTTTAAAGTTTTTAATATGGATGGTATTTTAAAAACTGCAAATGCAACAGTTGGAAGTGCCGGAGTTAAATATGCTGTTTTACCTAATCCATACTCTAATGGAACACAAACAATAACCAGTGGAACTGATTATGCATTTTATTTGGGAAAAGCAGATAGAAGATATGATTCTGTAACAATTCAATTAGCTGTTACTACAGCACTTGGAGCTACAATAACATGGGCAGAAGCAGCAATATATAAAGGTTATCCAGAAATTGCAACAAATTTGACTTTGACCAGATGTGGATTTGTCGATGTTTCGACTGGTACAAACCACGGCGTAAATGCTACTGGAGGTAAAACTATTGTTATACCAATAGGTGATGGTAATCTTTCTGTTGGAGAGGATATTTGGTTTGTTATAGGGACTGTTACAAGTGGTACGGCTTTAGTTCTAAGATCTGTTGGGGCTGGTGGTGTAGATACTATAGGTGCAGGCATTGTTCAAACAGTAACCGGAAGTTTTAGACCATCAACAAATTCATCACTTTCTTTTACACTTCAAACAGCAGTCCAACCAGTACAAGTTGCTTGGTTTGGTGCTATTAATGTTTAAAAATAAATAAAAATGCTAATAGATAATACCAATGAAACAATTGAACTAGTACTTGCTGCTAGTGTTACGACAAATCAGGCAACATTTTCTTGTTCATTTAATGAATTTTCATCTAATACGTTTTCAGGGAATGAAACTAATGGTACAAGTAATAATACCACAGCGGTGACTTTAGTAGCAAGTCCTTCATCAGGTTTTCAAAGACAAGTTAGAGAATTAATTATTGAAAATAATGATACCGCTTCGATTACAGTCACCATAAGATTTAATAATACATCGGTTACTAGAATAATTATGAAAGCTATATTAGCAGTTGGAGATAGTTTAACTTATTCAGCACATGACGGTTGGAATTGTAAAGATACAAACGGAGGAATTAGATTTTATAACATACATATCAATCCAACTGGAAGTGTTAGAGGTCCTGAATTTTTTCCAGTTTCTGCTGCTGCTACGACTACAACTTTAGGTGCGAATGTTGCAGGTCAATATTTGGGTAAAGCTGAAAAGGCATATTCATCAATCGATTTTAGGTATAGAGTTGATACGGCTATTGCTGGTACTCAAACATTTTCTGAACTGGCTGTTTATAGGATTTCAAATAGAATGAGCATAGGAACACAACAAGTATGGACAAGATTGGGTTTTACAAACTGTGCTGCTGTATGGAATTCCACCGGTTTAAAAACAACTAATGTTGCTCTTACAGGTTGTAGAACAGGTGATGATTTATATGTAATTTGGGCAAGTAATAATACTACATCTATGGCACCAAGAAGTGGCAACTATGCTGATCCAATAAGTTCAATATTACAAGTTACAACAACAACCGTAGCAAGCTGGAGACCAAGCACATCACCTCTATATCAAGCTACAAGTTTTACTGCAGCTGCATCAGCTGTATGGGTCTTGTGGCAAGGAAATTAAAATATAATTTTATTAATTTTATCTATTACCATATTTGAAGTAATTGATTTGGTACATTCAAATTGTCTTGAAGTTCCTTTATGTCTTGGGCACCAATTCCAGTCAGCAGGATCTAATCTAAAATCATTGAAACATCCATTGCAAGTTTTAGTCTGATCTTCTACAAACACTCGTTCACAATCTGTCATTTCGCAAATAGGTCTAGAAAAACCACTTATTAATACAGTTGGTTTATTCAATGACCAAGATAACCATGATAAACCACTGCCCAATCCAATAAAACCTTCTGAGTGATAAATATAATTACATATTTCTTGAATAGTCTTACCATCTATTTTAATTACACCTTTAGGGTTTTTATTTCCCATATAATTATCAGGTTCTTTTGATAAAAGAAAAACTTCATAATCATTAGATTTCAAATAGTCAACAACTTCTTGCCAGCCGTTTGGATTATTCCAATATTTAGATTGAGCTGTGGAATGATTAGCAATACAAAAATATTTTTTATTAGTTGGTCTTTCAGATGGAGTAAAATCTATTTTTGGTTTTATTTCTTTGAATTCTAATCCCAAAATATCACAAGCTGTTTTTTGTAGATGTTGATCTCTGAAATTAAAAGGATTTTTTGATGATACTATTTCGTTTTTATCATCATAAAACCAACCTATAGTAAACATTTTATATAGATTATGAACTACTGATCCCGGTTGAACAAATTCTATTTCTGGATAATTTTTTTCAAAAAAACTATTATGGAAAGTTGAACATATTACTTTACAATTATTTTTTATTCTAAACTCTTCAACTTGTGGAAACCAAGCGATTGTGTCTCCCAGTGATGAGGAATCTAAGTGTATATATATACGTTGATTTTCAAATGATGGTTTAATGATATGAGTTTTACCTTCAAGTTTATATTGTATATAAAAATCTCTATGATATTCTCTGTTCAACTGAGCGAACATATTATTTCTTAAAGTGGTTTCGTATAAAAGATCATTTGTTTCATTGTCAAAAAATCTGAATTTCACTTCAAATTTTTCTTCGCATTTTAAATCTATTCTTGGTTCTTTAAAATATGAAAATAAAACTTCTGTTTTTGTTTTTTTATTTTCTTTAATTGAAATTGGTGTTTTTTCATAAACATCAATTAGTGTATCTTTAAGATTCATGTTTTCTTTTTTTTCATTATTTGATCCTTTATCAAGTTCAATAAAAGAAGCTCTAAAGTTTTGGTAATTAAAATAAATTGGAATTTTGTTTTGTATTTTTTGTTTAATCAATTCTAAATTATTTATGCCACTTCTATTGTTATTGTGTAGGTGAGTGTTATCAGAAAAATAATTTATTTTACAATTTATATTAGAAGCAATTTCATATATAGTTTCGGCATCATCAAATGAATTTATTCTTAAAAAAGCATAATCCAAATCAATATATTCATCAAAATAAAGATCATGATCAAAAAAAAGAATTTTTAGTTTTTCATTTTGTTTTTCATTGTAATTGAAATTAAAGAAACCTATTTTTTTTCTTGAATTTTCCCAGTTTAATGGACTTATATATGTTGATTCGGCAGCTTCGTATATATCATCAAAGAATGTGTTTTTTCTCGGATATTCAATATTTGAATTTTTTCTTCTTTCTTTTGCTTCTTTTATGAGAACAACCTCACCTCTTATATTCCAATTTCTAAAATTTTCAGAATCATAATGTTGTCTAGCCAAATAAACTGTTCTAGGAATAGTCAACCATTTTCCTTTTTCTTCGAGATTAATTAACCATTGAGCATCATTAGAAGTACATATTTCATTATCTTCATGTACTTTAAAATTAAGTTCTGGTAAATTTCTAAATATTCTTAAGTAGCCAAAAATTCCACTTCTTTCTGGTGTCAATCTTTCAAATGCTTCTAAAAATGAATTATTATCTCTTGATATATAAACATTGTCAACAAATCTTTCTAAAAAATTTTCTTTAGAGGAAGGTAATGAATCTTGATATTTATTAGCATTAAAATGTAGAAAAATAACTTCTGGAAATTTTTCAAAATAAAAAACAATCTTTTCAAATGTATTTGGTAAAATTTTATCATCACCATCAATTGGACATACTATGTCTCCGGTAGCATGTAGTTGTGGATTCCACCAAATTTCTTTTTTATAATTTGGTTTTTTTAATTTTATTCTGTTATCTAGTCTTGAAAGTTCTTCGAGAATTTTACCTGTATTGTCTGAAGAAAAATCGTCAGCTATAATCCATTCCCAATTATTATATCTTTGAGACAGAATTGAACTTGCTAATTCTTGGATATATTTTTCAGAATTATAAAAGGAAGTTATTATAGATAATTTCATTTATATAATTTTATTTATTTAAAACATTAAAAATTCTTGAGTTTTTTATTTTTAATCTTAATTGCAAAGTTATCCATTTTTAAATTAAAAGGGATTTTATTCACAAAAAACTGAGTTAATCTATATTGTCCAAAATTTATTCTTAATTCATATAATTCATTTTCTTTAAGAGGTGAACTTGGAACCATATAAAAAGAGTTATTTTTTATTCTACACCCAGAAATTACAACTCCATTTTTATTATGTACAGTTGCCATTATAAATAAATTTTTTTCACATAAAAATTCAAATCTTATATAATTTTCTTCCACGTTAATTAAAAATGTAGAATTTACAAATTCTTCACTCTCTAAATATTCATTTTTGACAAATGAAATTTTAACTGCATTATCTGCTAACCAAGTTTTACCAAAAGAATGGTCACAATTTAACCAAGTTTTTTCAATATCTGGTCTAGATTTATAATCTATTAATTTTTTCTCTGTTTCACAATCTTTTGATAAAGTCCAATCTGTTTCGGTATAACTATTGTAATTTTGATTTTCACCAACCCTTAACCATTTTTCTTCGAATTGAGTGTGAGATAATCCTCTAAAAATTCCCCATGAGCTGACACGAGGTAAACATATTGATTCATTACCCCTTTCGAAAAAAGAAATATTATTCATTTTTAATCTAAAAAACCAATCTAAATCTTCACACTCACCTCCAATAAATCTTTCATCCATCAAGCCAATTTTTCTAAACAATTGTTTTGAACAACCAAAAAGTCCAAAATTAACCTCTGAAACAAATGCATAACCAGAACACAAGAGAACTAAAAGATTTTCTATAATTTCAAACGTTGTATTTACTCTTGGATGAATCCAAAAAATAAATTCACTATCATGCATACAAAATACAGACTCATTTATAATTTGAGAAAAAGAATTGTATGTGCCTGACCAAATTTCATTTCTAAACCATGTTTCATAAACAAAATTATTTTTTACACAATCTTTTAGAATTATTTTTTCATTTTCATAATTATTTTTACCTAAAAAAGCTAAACCTATTTTCGATGGTTTTAATTGACGAGCTTTAAGGAATTTGAAGTATTTATCAGTTACATCGTTCAAAAATGATATTTTTTGAGTTCCATTAAATATTAATATTAAATTTTTTTGATCTGTAATATTTATTTTAAAAGATGTTATATCAATTAAATCTTTTAATTTATTCTCAATTAAAAAATATTCTTCATTGTTTTCTGTAATAATAGCTATTGATCCCCAAAGGTTAATTTTATTTATCAAACTATGTATGTCATTATTTTCATTATCTGATAAATCTTTAAATTTTATTATTATCAAATCAAATTTATGATTCAAAGAATTATAATAAATTTCACTTGATTGATTGCTGTAATCCTTTTTATTTTCTAAAATTGAATTTTTGTCTAAAATTTTTGAATAATTTAATAAATTACAAGTTGTAATAAGTAATTCTTTGATAAATATATAATTCATTTATAAATATTTTTTTTTAAAGTATATCATAGATAAAATTTGCATATCTAGACTTGGTAAATTAATATCACTTTCTAGACATTTGTTTATGTTTTTTTTATTAAGAACGGGATTTATTTTTTTATTTAAATGTAGAAAATTATTAAATTTTGATAGTAATTGATATTTGCTTAATTTTTCTGAGCCTACTTGAATTACATTTTCAAAATTTTCAGGATTTTCTATAATAAATTCACAAATTTCAGCCCACTGCAATGTAGTTATTCCATTCCAAAAAACATTAGTAAATCCATCAATTATTTGTCTTTCATTATTAACAAACCAATTCCAAAGAGAAAAATTAGAATTTTTTTCTGGTCCAACGATAGAAGTTCTTATTTGCTTTACATTTTTATAGTTTTTCTCTAAGAACAATGATCCATATGCTTTGGATGAACCATAATTATCTTCAGCATTTCTTATTGTTTTTTTTGAATAAAATCCATTTTCTTCAATATTACCATTAAACTCACAATCTGTGCTAGGATGAATGATCAATCCATTAAAATTATCAGCCAACCATATTGGAAGCATGATGTTAATCGTTAAGTAATCATTAAGTTTTGGATTTTTTTGAGGAATAATTCCTATGCAATTAATTAATACATCAGCTTCAGAATTTTTAATTTTCAGTTTAAAATTTTCATCAGGCCATTTCAAATCTAATGTATCAACTTTGAAACCTTTGATTTTAAAATAACTTAAAACAACATGGCCTAACATACCATTGTGGCCCAATATTAAAATTTTCATTATTTAGTAAATTAATTGTTTAAATCTACTGATTTTTTTTACCATGGTAACGCCCGGATTAAATGGTAGTGTTAGAATTTCAAAATCGTCAATTAAATTTTTTTTAATAAATAAAGGGGTTTTATATGCATCATTACAAAAACCCGGATCAAACATGTAAGGGTCATAAGGGTATGTATCATGAAAGAATATGAATCCATCTTCTATAATGTGTTTTGAGGCATTCATAAAATCTTTTAAAGATTGTTCATGTGAATGATCAGCATCAATAAAAATCATATCAAACTTAATGTTGGGATCTAGTTCTTCAAAAAATTTGTCTGTTGTCATTTGAAAATATTTCATATTACCTTTTAAGTTAAATGGACATGATGATGTGTCTACTCCCCAAGACTCTTGACAAAATTCAGAAATTGGATTAAAATTTCTTCCATCTCTCACACCAAGCTCTAAATATCTTTCAGGTTTTAAGTATGAACATATAAATGAAAAATAAGATACATGATCAAATGTTTCAAGTGGTGGTGGTACGTTTCTTAAGTGTATTGGTTTCATATTTTTTTTAAATATTGTTGAAGTAATTTTTGTTCAATAAAAATGTATTTAATTCTTCTTTACTTAGACAGTGATCTTTACTTGAATATTCTTTGAAATTTAATTCATTGAAAACCTTATGATAATGCATTAACAAATAATTATCAATTTCTTTTGTTCTAGAAACTTCTTCTTCTGCAATCATGATTTCGTGTATTTTTTCAGATATTCTTGGTTCACCTATTTTATATCTCAAACCAAATTTTTTTTGATAAATTTCGAAAAGATCTTTAATATAAAAACTTTTTATTTTAGGTATTATATTGTAGCTTTTTTGTGTCAAAGAAAATTCAACTAACTCTATAGCTTCATCAATAGTCAAAATAAATCTTGTCATATTTTCAGAATATAGAGTCAGTTCGTAGTCTTTTTTTATAGCATCCCAAATTAGAGGGATAATACTTCCAGTAGAATTAGCAACATTTCCATAAATTGCACAACTCAATCTTGTTTCTGAGCATTCAGAGTTCACTATAAAACTTTCTCCAGCTACAAATTTCATAGCTCCATATAAAGTCGTAGCTCCTCTACTCTTATCAGAAGAAATAAAACAAGCTGATTCCATCTTATTTTCCTCTGCTACCCTTCTTGAGTTTAATGCCCCTTCTATAATTATTTTTACTGCTTCCTCCACGTTTTGATCAACACTTTCTATTTGTTTTAGAGAAGCTGCAAAAATTCCAATATCATGTTTTGTTGAAGCTCTCTTTAATAAATCATAGTTTCTAATATCTCCAATTACAGTTTTAATTTTTGGATATTCTTTTTTTAAAAAATAATGCTTTGATTCATCTCTACTATAAACTGTAATTTCGTTATTATTATAATATTTTTTTATAAGATTTTTACCTAAAAAACCTGCACCTCCGGTTATAAATATTTTTTTATCTTTCATAATTTTTAAATTAAATCAAATTCATGGTCTAGGTTTTTTGAATATTGTAAATATCTTTCATATTCCTCCATAAACGGATTTAGATTTCCCCCCTGTGAAGCTCCGGGTTGATAGTACCATCTTTCGTTCAAATGATATATTTTTGGATCTAGATATTTGTTCGCAATTCTCACTGTTCCATCTATTTCATTTTTCCATGGATTTTCATTCTCTTCTAAAGAAGAAATTAGAAATTCTCTATTCCAGATACATGCATTGTGAGTCAAAAGCCATTCACTATTATTTTTTGCTTTTAATACTCTTTTACCTTCAACAAAATGACTTGTTTTAATAAATTCATATGAACCCCAAAGCTTTTCATGTATTCTTAGACAGTTCCAATCGTTTAACCTAACCTTGTGAAGAGATTTCTTGAAAGTATTATAATCAGCTTTTACTGTAAGCCACATATCTTCCTGCATATATAATACATATTTTGTATTCAATTTACTCAAAATATCGAGTAGTCTATTTGAAAATTGAGATGAGTCAATTGATTTAGGAGATTTAATGTTATTAACCCTGAAATCATTGAATGGTAAATCTTTTTCTTCTGTACAAAAATATACCGGCCAATTCAAACTCCAATCCCAATATCTGGAAAAAGATAAATACCAACCATTCCAAAATCTTTCATAATTATCACATGATTGAATAATTACAGTTATATCATCATCAATATTTTCTTTTCTATATATTGGGGTATTTGGATCGATATCAGTTCCCTCTTTAAATCTCATATCTATTGATGATATTCCGGGCTGTTGAAGAAAATAAGGTATTCTATAAATTCCTCTTTTTCTGTTCCAGAAAAATATATTACACCATAGATCATATGCATCCCAATTTGTATTTAATAGTTTATCTGCATATTCATTTATGTGAGATTTAGTTATTAAATAACAATGTGCTTCTGATTGTTTGAACGTGAAGAACAAATCATTAACTATATTTTCGTGCTCAACTCCCGGAATTTGTTTACCAAAAGATGTTGAGATTAAATCATGTTTATTGTTTAAAAAATAGGTATCTATAATTTTTTCATAAACTTCTTTATATTCACCAAAAACTATACAATCACATTCACAAATCAATATAGCATCATAATTTTTTATATAATCATCACAAATTGATTTTTTGTGTGAATTATAACATCCATAGTGAGATGGTGTCAACAAATAATCTCCGGGATTTAAAGATATTGCGTGTGGTCTTTGACAATTTTCATAAGGGGGTAAATCATAATATTTTGGTGTTATTAATTGTTCATAATCTAATCCGTAAGATGATAGGTTGCGAAGAGATTCTATAGATTTAATTTCTCTTGGACCTTCGGGATTATTTAATATATGAATTATTTTGATTTTTGGTTTTTTGATACAATAAAAATTAGATAAATTTTTATCATCTGTATAATTGTCTTGATAATTGAAGCCACAATCTTTTAAAGTTTTTACTATAAAATTATACCCTTCAATTCCTATTGAATTAATATGAATCTCTCCTGTTATTTTCTTTATTTTATGTTTTAAAAAATCTTTGTCAATAGTTTCAAAAAATTCTAATTCTGCCCCTTCGCAATCAATCTTTAAATAATCGATATAATTGATATTGTTTTCAGAAATAAAATCATTTACATTTTTTATTGTGACTTTTTCTTTTTTTCTATTTAAACCCCAATAATGTTCTATGTTTTCTGTTAATTCTTTCTTACCTGATATTGATGAAACCTCGCCTGTTAAAAATTCTACTTCTTCATTTTTAGCACCTATTCCGAAATTGAAAACTTGTATGTTGGATAAATCTTTTGTATTAAATTTTAAATATTCATATGTCTCTTTTATGGGTTCTATTGAATAAACCTTTTTAGCACCCATCGAAGCAGCATATAATGTAAAAAGTCCTATATTAGAACCAATATCAACAACTATATCATTATTCTCTATGTTTTTATAATCTTCTCTTATGAAAATTTCATAAAAACTCCAAAATGAAGAATGATCTATTGGATTACATTTAAGTTCTATTTTTTTATTTTGTATTATTATTTCTGTTGTTGGAAATACATTTGGTTTCCATGTAGTTTTTTTTAAATCTAAAAAAGATTCACTTTGTATTATGTTTAAATCGTTGTCAAAAAATTCTACACAAATTCCATTTCTATGATTTTGTTGAGCATTTGGAATCATCCACATTCCATCTCCCTTATTGAAAGATAAGTCTGAATATAGACTTTGAAAAACTAAATTGGTTAAGGGGTCTCTCATTCTTATATTGTATGTTTTGAGAGAAGGGTGATTGCTTATTATTGAATAATGTATTTTACCTTCATTTTCATCATAAGACACATCAAAAAATTTTTGTTTAGTTCTAAGTTTTAATTTATCTTTAATTAATTCAATATTGTTCTCTGAATTAGATAAATAATTTATATTATCAAATTTATCAAAATAATTTTGATATACATCTAAATTATAAAGTAGAATTGGAATTTTCCAACCGATAGCTTCTCTTAAAACTAAAGGCATTGTCTCTTTATCACCATTATTGCCCCTAGATGTAAAAAGAAATAAATCCATGCAACTGTAAAAAGTATCTGTATCATTTCTTTCACCCCATATTCTGCAATTTGCAGGTTTGTTAATTAATAAAGGTTCCCAATAGAATTTAAAATTATCAGCCTGATTTCCTAAAAAATGAAATTCTACAGTATTGTCAAAATATTTAGCTAATTCAAATATTTCAGCTTGATTTTTTCTTGGTGTAAAAAGTCCAACATTTAATATATGTTTTTTTTTGGGATCTAATCCTAGTTTTATTAATGTTTCCTCTCTATTGGGTCTTTCTTTGTATTCTATTGGATATTCTGCCAAATATTTAGGAACATCAATATTTTTATATTGTTCAATTTGCCAATTGCTTACAAAAAGAAATGCATCTGGAAAATATTTTTTGTTTTCATCCGGATTGTAAGATGAATCATGACTAGTTTCAAAAATTTTATATGATCTATTTTTATTATAAATAAAATCAGCAATTTCTTTTGGTAAAAAATATTCCGGAATTTCTTCAATATGAATGAAATCTGGTTTGATATTATCAATTAAATCTTTAATTTCATATAATTTGTTTTGTCCTAAAGAGAAAAAATGATTTTCATCTAAAATTTTTGTTATTCTGTTTCTTTGAATTACTAAAACTCCACCAGTAATATTTTCATATTCAATACAGAAAACCTCTAATTTATCCTTAAGAAGTTCTATTTTTTTGAATAAGTATTGTGGTAGACCCCCTGTTGAAAGGTGTGGAGCAATAAATATTATTTTTTTCATTAATTATAAAATTAATAAAAAAAACTTAAAAAAGAAATTATTTATTCTCCATTACCCCTAGAAAGTTGATCAAATTCTTGATCAAAATTCGTTATTGTTCTTTGTTCTCTGACATCGACGTTACCAAATTCAAAATCAGTTTTCCTTGTGAATAAATTGTATTGTCTGTAAATGAAATTCTGATCATTAAAATAAGTCAAAATACCATTTTGTAAATCTCTGGTCGAATTTCCATAAAGTGCATAAGAAAGTGTTTTTATAGTTTGATCAACCATTTCCACTTCAACATAAAAAGGGTCAAAATAAGTATTTGTAATTAATACTTTTTGATTTTTTTGACCAATATCTACTCTGACATTATTTGATATCAAACTACCCTGATCTGGTGATACTGTTAAAAACAAAATTGTTCCAGCAGGGTCTAGGACATAAGTTGTTGCCCCTTGATTTACGGTATTATTATTTACATTGATGCTTACCAAATCACTTGAAGTTATAATTCTTGTTAAATTATTGATTTTTACATCATTGCTATCAAAATATTCAATTTGATAACCTACAAGTGAATTATTTCTAGAAAACTGTAAAGCAGGTATTACTATGCCTTTTTTTGATATATTTAGCTGATTATTATCGTTTGTTACTACGTATGAACAATCTAATATCGTGGTTTGAAATGTTTTTGGCTTAATTAATATGCTATAATATCCCAATTTATTAAACACATTTGCCGGAAGTCTTAATTTATACATTCCGTCAGCACCAATAAGTTTTCTAAAATCTGAATTTGTTATGGAGTTAAAAAGGGGCCTCAGTTGTATGTCGCCAATTTCCTCTCTAGAAGCACTATAGGCATAAAGAATGTCAACGTCATCAATTGACACATCTGCTAATTTGTTTACACCATATAGACCAACCGCCATATTTTAATATTATTTAAAAATAAATAGTATTTTAAAAAATTATAGAGATAACATTTCTTGATATACATTATTGATTTTCGGTTGAAAATAAGCTAAAACTTCTTGCCAATTGTTAAATGTGCTATTTCTTATCTCTTCTAAGTTATCATTTGATTGTTGAATATCTAAAATTTTACCATTTTTGATTAAATCTATTGACATTTCATAACCTCGGATAACAGACCATAAAGCTTTTTGGTACCTTTCAAATTCTCTATTTTCAAAAGATTTTTGGGCTAAATTCAAATGAAAATCTCCTCTTTCTTTTTGTTTTGTTTTTATTTTTTGTTTATCTAAAACATAATTAAATTTAATTCTTTCTAGGGCTTTAAAATCATATGATTGCGTGTTATAAACTTGCCAAACCCTATCTGTAGGAACGTAGTCTTCTACAAATGCACTTCCAGTTACATCGTTTAATTGTTTTTCAAATTCATCTGGGTTGTAAATATAATACTCAACATTGTCCTCTTTTATAATGGTGAGAGGTTCAGCATTTTGGGCAACAATTATAATATCTATATCTGAAGTATCATTTACAGTACCAAAATAATACGAACCATAAACATAAATGTTATATATACCACTCATGGGAACACCAATTTTTTTTGCGATATTAAATAAATTTATAGAAGAGAGTTTTAAAATACTCTGTAATTTTGAATTTACTGAATCCTCTAAATTGGGATCAAAAATGTCTCTACTTAAAATATTTGGGTTTGGTGTTAAATAATTTATATCAATATAATCTTGTCTGTATCTCTCTAAAAAACTGTCACTAAAATTCTCGAAAACAAATCCATTATACATTAATTTACACTTGTTTGTGTTTGTAACATCGATTTGTTCATAATAATTATATGTGCTTAAGTCATAAAATTCCTCTAAATAAATTATTAAATATTGACAAATTTGATTGGGATTGTTGAAAGGTCTTAAAGATAAAACTATTGGAGATCTAACTCCCCAATTCTTGTAAATGTTTATATTTATGGTTTTAACAGTATCTCCTATATCAAATTGCAGTTCATATGTTGGATCTAAAACATCGTTGTTTGGATTGGCTAAGTTAAAAGCACTAATTCCGTCATCAGGACCCAGAAGGCTTGGTGAGAAGTATTCGTAGTTTAATATAACTTTATCTCTTTTATTTGGGAAATTATGTTTTATTGAAATTGAAAGTTGATTAGTA